CTTTTGATTCTGAATAATATTGAACACTCTCTTTTTGATAAACTACTCTACCTATCATAACCACTCTTTCGGAACGTGTTTATCGGCATATTCATATCCGTATCTTTCGCACCACATTCCATAAGTTGTTTTTGATTTCTTACTTATCCTAGCTCTTGAATTAGAAAATATAAATCTAATATCTAAGTGAGGGTGTTGTTCCCTAACCAATTTCATTTTCTGTCTATCTTGAGTAGTAAATAATCCTTTTGTTTCTATAAAAATTTTTTTCTTTGTTAAATGAAAATCAGGCGTATAGGTATGAATCTTTTGAGGCTTAGTATATTTCAACTTAGTCTTTTCAAATTCATACACTACACGATTATCTTTAAGCTCTTTCGCTATAGACTCTTCCAAGCCTGAACGAAATCCGTATCGTATTCCGACTTGTTTAGAAGTCAGCCTGAGTTTCCTGCGATACATTTTCTTCTGCCATAGCTTCAGGTTGTTCATAGCCATCTTTAACAGATTCAAAGCCATAACCTTTAGCATTACTTGAGCCACCTTCAACTAGCTTAACTATTTGACAAGCTCTAAGTCTCATTGACACTCCTGCTCCTGCCATAGCAGTGTAATAAGGTATCAATTCTGCTGATACTTTCATTTCACTACCTGACCAAACATTTGCGTCAATCATAGGTTTACCCGCACTATCAAATAATGCAACTCTATTAGGTATAACCTTTCCATCTTTAGCTATAATTTTTGCCTTCGTCTTAAATTTAAAGATAACATTTCCTGACGCTTTACCATCAATTAATTCATCTTCATAAGGACGAGGAGCTTCTTTAATAGCTTTTCCTTTAGCCTTCTCTTTAGCAAGAGCAACGCTTTTCTTTATCTCAGCATCAATTTGAGTTTTCAATGACTGAGCTTCTTTTCCGTTTATAATAAGATTAGTCTTATAATGACCAGTCTCATCAAAACGAGTATCAGGTGTTGTTAGCCACGCATATTGCGAAACTCCAACTGGTGATACTACCTTGACGTTATTATTCTTCGCCATTTTGTCTCCTCTTTTTTATTGTTCTAAGTACGGGTACTTTAATGCTCTTACGCAAAAAAGAACTTACTTTCCCTCAGTTTATTTATATCTAAATCACCTTTTGAGGGTACTTCAGGTAATTTAGCTTTCAATTTATCAGGTAATTGTTTCTCAACATCTTCCCTGAACTTCTCTAATATGTCGTGATTAGAAAACATATCAATAAAGGCTTCTCTTATACTTTTATTTAACATTTCTACATCACCCGCAGTCGTACCAAAGCTGTCGTGCACATTACAGAAATTTCTAATTCCATTTTTATGTGCAATATTAACAGTCTTAATCATACCTGCGGAATCTACGGAGTGAACTACGTTAGGAGCTACTCCATTTGACATACGTAATTTATCTGTCTTATCAGTCTCAGCATTGATACGAGGTTTTATAACTTCTCCCATAAGCATAGCTTTAACTCTTTTAGACTTCATTTCAGGATAGGATTGATAAACTGGAAATCCTACTGGTGTAACCCAATGTATAGGTAATTGTTCTTTTGAAACAATCTTAGCTATATCCTGAAGGTACTTCATACCAACTCTAGCTGATTTTAAATTATCCCCTATGCTATCCCAAATGACACTAGCCAAATAAGAAGCGGGTCTAAATAAATCATCAACAAAAGGGTGGCTCTCTCCTTTATCTTTTCTCTTGGTTAAATCTTCTATTACAAAGTCCGTGCAAGAGTATCTTGTTGAGCCATAACAAATTGTCATAATACTTCGTTTAGTCGTAGAACGTTTAACTCCATAATCTAACCACTGCTGAGCATAAGGTCTATCTTCTGAAGCGTGTACTCTTAACTTTTCATTAACAGCGTCAGCAACTAATTGATAAATGTCTTGAGGTTTATCTGACGGGAGTAAATTAACTAACTTACCCGCAACGCTATCTCTTAACATTAAAGAATATAATTGAAGACCATTACAGCTCCCATCAACATTAACTGGTAAATGAGATATAAACTTTTCTCCAATTCCTCTAGCTTGGTATCTTCTCCACTCATCACACCACGCCAAAAATTGAAAAGCATTTGAGGCATCTTCCCATTCTCTATGTCTAAAAGGGTCTTGAGCACAATTAACTATCCACTCTTCATTTTCATTAACCCATTTAACTCTATCTTCTAAAGACACTTTATCATTACCATACATATTAGCTCCGTGTACGGCTAACCAAAACTCTCCTCTATTCTCTTCAGTTATTTCTTTACCATTAGAAAATACAAGTAATGCTTTAGCTCCACCAATACTTTGATAATTTAAAAATGCAGGGACACAATAAGCTCTTCCTCTAAAATCAAATTGTAAAGGATAATATAATGTCGCATAGTCTTTAAACTTTTGAGCTAACCAAATTATTTTAGCATACAACAATCTCTTAGAAAACATACGAGCATTTTCAGTATGAGCGATAACAGCTCTTCTCTTCCAATCTCTTCTTGAGTCTTTATTAGTCTCTATGTCGTGAGGTTTGTTTGGTATATCTAAATTCCTATTAGGTGGCATACCACCAATAGCGTCTCCATTATCCCAAGCCTTTTGCATAACACTTAAAACAAACTTATTAACTTTAAAAGGTGTACTTTGCATTATATTGATTGCACTATAAACTTCAGGCATATCAAAGTTTTCAAGCTCTCTCTTAAATTGTTTATTCTTTTGTTTTACTAAATCCAACTCAGGTAATTCCTTAGTCCAATACCCACCGCCAACAACTGAGCTCCACATCTTAGGTTGTAAAACTGTTGGAAGATACTCAGGATTCAAAAGTTCATTAAAGCTATTTCTATTTTTAATCCACTCTCTTGTTTTATGAGTCTGTTTAATAATCTTAGCTTTTTTATGATTGATAGTTTCCATACCAATTTCAATTAAGCCTGTTGAGATAATTAACATCTCAATTAGTTTTAATCCAACGTGCAATTTCTCAGGTGTAGTCCACTCTTCCCATTTAACTATTCCACGCTTAGCACTCTCTCTTAATTTTCTTCTTTTATAAGTATAGTTCCAAGACCTTTTGTCTAAATCTTGTTTAACAGCTTCGTAAAGCTCAGGATTTAAAAACTTAAAGTTCTTCAAAGCTATCTCAGTCTCAATCTTACCACCAAGACTAATACAAGTAGCAGTTAAAGGTTTGTATTGTGTAATTGTATTGATTATATGCTTACCCGTGATTAGAGCAAGTATTTCAGGTGGGACTTCGCACATCTTAACAAAAGCAATAGGTGGTTTTCCTATAGTCTTCTTAGCTGTCTCTTGTATATACTCAGCTATCGCATTGGCTAAAGGTCTGATTGTGTTGGCAACCATAACTTTACCATAGCTCGTCACAGACTCCTCTTCACGCTCAACGTGAGAGACTCGTCTTTTGTTAGTTCTGTGTTTACCTAGCTCAGCCATTTCTTTTTCGTGTTTTAATTGGTCTGAGTATTTAGGCATTATTTCTAGTAATGTTTGTTTACTATCCATATATTGTATAAACTCCTATAAGTTATTGTGTTTATGTTTTTGGCTTCTACATACGGGCACTTTAGTAGCTCAGCTCAGCTATGTAAAGCCTGAATTTTAAAAAAAAAATAAGGTCGGGAGTACCCCGCTAGGAGTACCCCCTATCCAATAGCCTAGAGTAGCCACACTCTAGCACGGGATAATAGGTCTTCAACCTATCTTCTCAGCTATATTGCAGTGAATATTATACAATATTCTGACTCACAAGGCTTGGTGCTACGCTATTTGGAATTTCTTAATATTATCCATAAGTTATCTGTTCAATAGTCGTCCCTTTAAACATTTCTAGGTTTTCAAGAATACTACAAATCTTGTCCCAACTATTATGACGCTCTTCTGTTAAATCAATGGTTGCTAGTAATGTGTCATAATCATCATCATCACAAACTACATTAAAAGTGACACCATTTTCTTTTTCTTCTTGTGTCATATCTTCAATAGGTTTGCCATAACACCATATTTCGCCACCATCTTTACGCTTATAGACATATTTATTATTCTCGTCCATTTTTACTCCTTTTTCTTAATAGAAATACTGGCGAGATTAAACCCGCCAATATTATTACTTTTAGCTCCATTGGAGCTGACATAATGATTTCAAATATTTCAATCATTAGTGCCACTATTCCAATAACGAATATTAGACTCCGTTATTTTATTGTCTTTGTTTTTTATATCAAACTTAGCAATATTTTTAACTTCGTTTGGCTTATGTGTTTCTTCATAAGTAAACATTGGATTGCCTCGTCTTTTATACATATTAAGCATTAGCTCTAATTGTAAATAAAACCAACGCTCAACTTTTTTATATAAGTGTTTCATATTCTACTCGTTCATAAACTTAGCTGAAATCATATTACCAAGTTTATCCTTTTTTAGTACATAGCAAAGTGCTCTCATATAACCTACATCATAAGTAACATTTGAGTAGTCTTCTATTAACTCAAAGTCATTTCTTAGGTCTCTAAGACAGTCTGCTAATATCTTCCTTAGCTCTTTTAGGTTTTTCATCTTCCTATCTTCTTCTTCCTTCCTAATGGCAGTTTTTGTAGTTTACTTAACTCAATACCTTTTTTTACCCACATCACTACCACATTTTTAGCTTTAGGATATTTATTTTGAAAACTTTTTACAGCTTTTTTATATCCCCTGCTATCTATGTTTTCTTCTTTTCTATTATACTCTTCATCTTGATAATGAAAAGTAAAGGTTTTTATATCACTCATATTAGTATCTGTGTTGCTTCATTATTACTTTAAAATGAACATCACACATAGCATCGTGGCTGTTGCCTATCTGCTCAACCAAATCTACAAACGCTTTACTGTTCATACCATCTTTAGAAGAAACACTCATTTTTTCAACTAAAGGTGCTTTTTTGTTTTTAGAATTGTAGTCTTCACCTTCAACTCTAATACTATAACTATCAATATAAATTGACATACTGACTCCTATTGTTTGTTTAAAGAAATAGAGCCAAGCTCTAAGCTCAGCTCCATTTCAGGTTTATTTAAAATGGTAACAATCCCCATAGCTTTTGTGCATAGATAAAAGTATAGGTTGCAACCACTTTTCCTTTATATACTAACCAAGACATATAGTCTCCTTTTTTGTTAGTGTTTTTATTGTTTGCGGTATCGTGTAGCCGTTCATTATTCTGATACTTATTACACGCTTTCGTTTTATAGCACTAAAGCAAAAAAGGACAATCACCGTCTCCGTTGATTGCCCT